AAGGGTGACCCTTTTGTTTTATTATGAGTTCATCAAAGCAAAGGACCCATGCCAGTCAATTATGAAATCAAGTCACAGCTTGCAAAGCTGCTGGCCACTGAGGACATTATTGTGGAGAACAGGGAAGTTCAGACTGCACAGTTCAATGTTGATACTCGTGTCCTGACTCTTCCCATGTGGAAGCGTGCAAGTAATAGTGTATATGATATGTTGGTTGGGCATGAGGTGGGTCATGCTCTCTACACTCCTAATGAAGATCCCCCATCACACATTCCCCATGGTTACATCAATGTGACAGAGGATGCACGCATTGAGAAACTGATGAAGCGTCGCTATCCTGGTCTGCATAAAAGTTTCTATGCTGGATACAAAGAACTTTCTGAACAGGACTTTTTCTGTATTGAAGATTCTAATGTTGAAGAGATGACTCTTGCTGATCGTGTCAATCTGTATTTCAAGATTGGCAACTTCATTGATGTCTCTTTCAATGATGAGGAGATTGAGATCAGAGATATGATTGCTGATGCAGAGACATTTGCAGATGCAGTTCTTGCAGCAGAGGTTCTTCACAACTATTGTAAGAGTGCTAACGCACCAGAGAAAGTTGGTGATCTTCCTAACCTCAATGACCAGGAAGGTTCAGGCACTGGACAATCTGTTGATACACCACAACAGCAACAGCAAGAATCAGAGGGAGGTGAGGAAGATGGTGATGAAGGTCAGGCAGGAGATGAGATAGAGGAAGAAGAACAGGAAGAACCTGACACCTATTCAGATGGTGGTTCTGCACAGGCTCCTGATGTCACCACTGATGATATCTTCAATGAGCGTACCCAAGAATTCAATGGACAGGATATGGGTCAGGAGATTGGATACTATGATCTCCCTATCATTGATCTTGACAACACCATCATCAGCAATGAGAGTGTTCACAAAGACCTGAATGAAGCATGGGAGAGAGAACTCACACCCCTTGAAGATGCCTATGGCAACAAGCATGTTGGTGATTTTACCTATGCTGATCTGAAATACCAGAACTTCAAGAAGTCAGCACAACGTGAAGTCAACTATCTTGTGAAGGAGTTTGAGTGTAAGAAGTCTGCTGATGCCTATGCACGTGCTGCTACCTCAAAGACTGGTGTTCTTGATTGCAGCAAACTGCACACCTACAAGTACAATGAAGATCTGTTCAAGAAGGTTACTATCCTCCCTGATGGTAAGAATCATGGTCTGATCTTTATGCTTGACTGGTCAGGTTCTATGGCACATGAGATTGTTGACACTGTGAAGCAAGTTTACAATCTTGTTTGGTTCTGCTCCAAGGTCAACATTCCCTTTGATCTTTATGCCTTCACTAATTCCTATCACTCCTGTGTACGCAAGCAACTTACAGAAGAGGATGATGGTAGATTCCTTGTCCATGACTTCAATCTCCTCAACCTTCTGACCTCTGGTCATAACAGAAAGACTCTTGATGAGCAGATGAAGTCTGTATGGCGTCTTGTTTATGCAATGAGATACTATGTCAACTATCATGTTCCTCCTGGTTATGGTCTTTCTGGAACACCTCTCAATCAATCTATTGCTTGTCTCTATGAATTGATTCCTCAGTTCAAGGCAAAGCATGGTCTTCAAAAGGTTCAGTGTGTAATCCTGACTGATGGTGAAGCAAATGTTCTTCCTATTGTTCGTAGAAGGGACTGGGTTGATGATACTGGTTATTACAGTTGCTACCCTGCTGCAATCAACAGTTATCTTCGTAATAGGAAGAATGGATGCACTTATCAAATCCAATATGATTACTACAAGTTCACTGATATTCTCCTCACTGACTTGAAGAGAACATTCCCTGATACAAACTTCATTGGATTCAGATTGGTTGATGGTCGCTCTATGAAGCACTTTGTCAACAAGTATGAGATTGTTACAGATAAAGAGATCAAAGTTATGAAGAAGGACAAGTTCTTTGCAATCAAGAACTCTGGTTACACATCATACTTTGCTATGACTACCTCTGCTTTGAACTCAGAGACTGGTCTGGATGTTGATGAAGGTGCTACCAAGGCAAAGATCAAAGCAGCATTTGCTAAGAATCTTAAAGCAAAGGCACTAAATAAAAAAGTTCTCAGTCAGTTCATGGATCTGGTCTGCTGACCAGTTCTGAAACTGTCACCAGGGGGTCCAAAAGGGGTCCCCTTTCCTTTATAATAAACCTGTTGAACAAACAAACCAAATGGCACTCTCTACTGAATTCATTGTTTCCTCTCTTCAATCCCTTTATGGTGATAATGTAACTACTGGTGATGTTCGTGCCTGGTGTGCTCTGAATGGCACTACCTATCAGACTGTCTCAAAGAAGATTGATCAATATAAGACTGGTCGTGGCAAGTGGAATCTGACTGAGAAAGAAACCCTTGAGCAAACCTATCAAGCACCTGCTGCTCTCCCTGCTCTGGAACAAAACCTTATCCCTAGTAAAGATGATACCTTCGTCAGCTTTGGCAACTTCACTGATATTAAAAAGATTATTAAGTCCCGTCTTTTCTATCCTACATTTATTACAGGACTTTCTGGCAATGGCAAAACGTTCTGTGTTGAGCAAGCTTGTGCTTCTCTCAAGAGGGAACTGATCCGTGTCAACATCACGATTGAGACTGATGAGGATGATCTTATTGGTGGCTTTCGTCTTATTAATGGTGAAACTGTCTGGCACAATGGACCAGTCATTGAGGCTCTTGAAAGGGGAGCTGTTCTTCTTCTAGATGAGGTTGACCTTGCATCAAACAAGATCCTCTGCCTGCAATCTATTCTGGAAGGCAAAGGTCTGTTCTTGAAGAAGATTGGCAAGTACATTCAACCTGCTGATGGTTTCACTATCATTGCTACTGCTAACACTAAGGGTAAAGGATCTGATGATGGACGCTTCATTGGCACCAATGTTCTGAATGAGGCATTCCTGGAACGCTTCTGTGTGACCTTTGAGCAGTCCTATCCTGCACCTGCCACTGAGCAGAAGATCCTTGAAGGCATTTCTCTGGACCTCAATGTTGCAGATCGTGCCTTCTGCAAGCACCTGGTTGACTGGGCAGACATTATTCGCAAGACCTTCTATGATGGTGGTATTGAGGAAGTAATCAGCACTCGTCGCCTGGTTCACATCATTCGTGCTTACAGCATCTTTGGTGACAAGGAGAAAGCAATTCAGGTCTGCATCAATCGCTTTGATGATGAGACCAAAGCATCCTTCCTGGAACTGTATGACAAGGTTGATGCTGATTTCCAACTGACCACTGAGGATTCAGTTGATGTTGCCACAGCAGCACCTTTCTGATATAATATTGGAGGATTATTATGACTGAATATATGTCTAATGGAGACGTGACACTGAGTGACTATCAAGACTTCTGGGGCACCACTGATGTAATCACAGGTGCCTTGGGTGCAGACTCTATCAGTCTGACTATTCCTGACCTTGATGAATCAATCACAGTGACAAATAAGTACAAATATGATGAGGAAGCTATCCTCAAAGAACTGACTGAATACATTGCTGGCACATACAAACAGCATTATTCAGCAGGAACAGATAAGATTCAAACACTGGATCTTATTGATGCTTGTGGTGATGGTGAAGCATTCTGTAGATCCAACATTCTCAAGTATGCCTCTCGTTATGATAAGAAGGGCACAGCAAGAAGGGACATTTTGAAGATTTTGCATTATGCAGTTCTTCTGCTACACTTTAATGATAAGTCCACAAAACGTGAAACCTACCCACAATGAATATGAAACTCTCTGAAACAACTGTAAACCTTCTCAAGAACTTCTCTTCTATCAATCAGTCCATTCTTTTCAAAGAGGGTAGCAAACTCAGGTCAATCTCTGTGATGAAGAACATCCTGGTTGAAGCAAATGTAAGTGAAGACTTCCCTAAGGACTTTGGTATCTATGATCTGAACCAGTTCCTTAATGGTCTCTCTCTGCATCAGAGTGCAGACCTAGACTTTACTAATGATCAGTATGTGGTTATCAAAGAAGGTAAGATGCGCTCCAAGTATTTCTTTGCTGATCCCACAGTCATTGTTGCACCCCCTGAGAAAGATATCTCACTGCCCACAGAGGATGTATGTTTTGTCTTGACCAGTCAGCAACTGGAGAAACTGAAGAAAGCAGCATCTGTCTATCAACTCCCTGATATCTCTGCTATTGGTGAAAATGGTGTAGTCAAACTGGTTGCACGTGACAAGAAGAATGACACCTCTAATGACTTCTCCATCATTGTTGGTGAGACTGATGCTGAGTTTGTTTTCAACTTCAAAGAAGAGAACTTGAAGATTGTTCCTGGAACATATGATGTAGTTGTTTCTCAGAAACTGCTGTCACGTTTTACAAATCAGAATGTTGATGTGACTTATTTCATTGCACTTGAACCTGATTCAACTTTTGGGTGATGAGAGACTGGGAAACTCTATACAACAACCTCTCTGACTCTGAGAAAGATAAGATTGCCATTCTCAGAGTTATGGAGTGTGCTAATGGTGTAATTCAACATGCATACAGAGATAAGTCTGACTTTGCCTTCCCTATTGAAGAAACAAGAAGGTCAATGAAGTTCAGTATGTCATGCATGAAAAGAATGGAAATTCCTCTCAAAGAGGAAACTATCACCTTTGAACCAGAGACACAAGAGTTAATGCGTGAAGCAAGAAGACTTTATGTCAGTGGATTCAAGAAAGGTGATCCTGATGACCTTGAAGAGTTTATGGAGGTATCAAGGGCATCAGCAAAAGCATGTGGTCTGATGAGACTAACAAAGGCAAGACAGATCTTGGAAGATAATGTTGACGCCATCCCCACCAGTGCCCTAAACTGGGGTCTAGCATACCTAATGCAATTCTTAGTATGAACATCTTTGTCACTGATCCTAGTCCTTGGAAGAGTGCTAGGGTCCTGCCTGACAAGCATATTGTCAAGATGCCCTTAGAGACCTGTCAGATGCTCTCTATTGTCTGCTCTGAGAAGTGGGGTCATGGGTTTGGGACTCTGCCTAGGCAGGATGGACAACCCTACAAGACCACCACAGGTGCTTTCAGAAACCATCCCTGCACAGTCTGGGCAAACTCTTTTGTGATGAACTGGCAGTGGTTATTGCAACATGGTCTTGCCTTATGCTCTGAGTATAGAGATAGGTACAATAAAGAACATACCTGCTATCATACTCTCCTAGAAGCAAAGAGAATTCTACCCACTGGTGATCCCACAGGAAGGTCTGGTAAAGGTCCAACACCCTTTGTCTTTGCAGGACCAGATGAGTTCAAGTATGACAAAAGCATAGATATTTTTACTGCATACAAGAGATATATTGCATCCAAACCATGGGTATCAGACAATTATCTACGCATCCCTGATCGTAAACCAGAATGGATTCAATGAGACACATACTATTCACTCTTAAAGGTTGTCCATTTGGTCTACTGGATGATGAGGCACATGTTCGTGTTGTTCTAACAAATGCTGCAACACTATCTGAAAGTAAATTGTTAAACATTGCCTCTCATAAATTTAACCCACAAGGTGTGACTGCTGTTGCTCTTCTTGCTGAGAGTCACATTAGCATTCATACCTGGCCAGAGGAGGGTATGGCAGTGTGTGATGTATTCACATGTGGTGAACATACTAATCCAAGATGTGGTGCTGCATACATGTATGAAGCAATGGGTGCCACTGACATTGTATCTGAAATCTTTACAAGACCTCTTTCATGAATAAACTAATAGTAACACTGATTGCATCTTTTCTATTTGCAAGTCCAACATTAGCAGGAGGACCAGTTACACGTGAAGTCAGAGAACTTAGAATCAGAGAAAACTATCCTGAAGAAGTAAAAAATATCCTGACTCAACTGAATGACTTGGAGGTTGATGTTTACCTTGCCCCTGATAAGCAGTTCCCCAAACAATATCGTGGATTGTATTATCCAGATAAAAATATGATTTACTTGAATAATAAGTATGTCAATAATGATGAAGAGTTGTTGAAAATTTTGAGACATGAGGGATGGCATGTGGCACAAGACTGTATGTCTACACTGGCAAACTCAACTCTACTCAATGTATTAGATCACCACATTATCCCAATTGAGATAAAGGAAGAAACCATAGAGAGATATGGTCTTGATCCATATGTTGTTCGTATTGAGAGAGAAGCAGTCTGGGCATCAACTATTCCTGGAATGACTGCAACTGCCCTGTCTGTGTGTAACTCAGAATTTCCAATGTGGGAGGAGTATGATCCTCCATCAAGAACAAGAAGTTGGCTTTACATCAATGGTTATCTCTGACGTCCCACCTGAAATACTTGATTTCTGTGACAAGTTCACTTATGATACTGAAAGAGATACCCTCAAGTATCTGGACTGTGTTTACATGAATATGGGTCTTTATGGGAATGACCCAAAACAACTCCAAGAGATGAGACAAAACATTATTATCCCTGTATTTGATTGATTATGAGTCGTGATGAGTTTATTTGGGTAGAGAAATACCGCCCAAAGACAATTGAAGATTGTATCCTGCCAGAGGGTACAAAGAAAACATTCAAAGATTTCCTGGAGAGAGGTGAAGTTCCAAACTTGCTTCTATCTGGACCTCCAGGTTGTGGTAAAACCACAGTAGCAAAGGCACTGTGTCAAGAACTTGGTGCTGACTACTATGTAATTAATGGCTCTGATGAGGGTCGTTTCCTAGACACTGTACGTAATAATGCCAAGAACTTCGCTTCAACTGTATCGCTATCTTCTTCTGCCAAACATAAAGTCATCATTATTGATGAGGCAGATAACACAACCCCTGATGTACAACTCTGTCTTAGGGCATTTACAGAGGAGTTTATTGGTAACTGCAGATTCATCTTTACCTGCAACTACAAGAACAAAATCATCGCACCACTTCATTCCCGTTGCAGTGTGGTTGAGTTCTCAATCAAAGGTAGAGACAGACAAGAACTTGCAGCAAAGTTCTTCAAACGCCTCCAAGAAATCTTGGGTGCAGAAGGTGTTGAATATGATAACAAGGTCCTGGTAGA